GAGCCGCCTTGACCCGGGCAAGTACGGTCGCCGTCGCACCATGATCAACACTCGCTGGGACAACCGCATCGACTAATTTATGCCCCCCCGCAAGAAAGTCCCCACCGTCAGCCTGCGCTCGAAGAAGGGCAAGCCGTCCGCCCGCAAGGGTACGCCGGCCCCGCAAGCCGCGACTGTATCTCAGGGCCGTTTCAATAACCAGTACAGCGGGAACGAATGGGGCTCGACGGTCCAGACCTACGCTCGCCGCGTCATTTACGCTCCGCAGCCGGATGACATGCGCCGCGACATGTCCCCATGGGACCGCAACGAGATGGTCAAAAAGTGCCGCTGGGCCGAACGCGAGTCCTCGCTCTTCCGCCAGATCCTGAACGACCTGGTCATCTACGTCGTCGGCGACGGCATCAAGTGGCAGTCCCACGCCGAGAACCCTGAGACGGCACGCCTTCACGAAGAATACTTCGCGATGAAGGCCAAGAACCTCGACGTCTCCGGCAAGTCGTTCTTCCAATCTCAGGCAATCCTGACGCGGGCCATGTTCCGCGACGGTGATGCCTTCTCGCTAAAGGCTGACCTCAACGGCGAGGCCAAGACGCAGATTATCGAGGCCCACCGCGTCGGCGACCCTACCGATCGCGACACTCCTTCGGACTGCTGGGACGGCATTGGCTTCGGCAAATATAACGAACCGATTTACTACTCCGTGTACCAGGCTGACGGCGGCTCCCGCAAGGTCGAGGCCCAGTCGGTCATGCATATCGTCGACATGGAGACGGCCTCCGGATCCCGCGGCGTCCCCACCCTCCAGTCTGCGCTCTGCGCCATTCAAGATGTGAAGGAGCTGCTCGACCTAGAACGCAGGGCAGTCAAGGACAACGGGGACGTTAATCGTGTGATTTTCAAGGGCTCAGGCTTCCTCGATGAGGATGCGGCCTCCGAGATTTCAAATAGCCACGGCTCTGCCGAGAACGTCGCAAGCCAGATGGGCGGCAAGGCTATCGTGCTCGAGAGCTCTGATCGCTTTGAGTCCTTCGAGAGCAAGCGCCCGAATTCGACCTTCGTCGGTTTCCTCGCAGCGCTGGAGAAAGACATCTGCTCAATCCTTCCTTACGAATTTGTAAAAGACCCGACATCGGCCGGCGGAAGTGCAGTTCGCTTGGTCACTGCCAAGGCCGCCCGCGTTTTCGGCAAGTATCAGAATATCATCATCGAGCGCTTCTGTCAGCCGACTTGGGAATACATCATTGCCGACGGAATCGCCAAGGGAGAAATCCCTGACGACTCCCGCTGGTGGTCTACCTCATGGACGACCCCGAAGAGCGTCACCGTCGACGCTGGCCGCGAAGCCGCGAACGATCGCGCCGACATCGAGATGGGCCTTATGTCCATGTCTGAGCTCTACGGTCAGCGCGGCCTCGACTTCCGCTCTGAGATGGAGAAGCGAGCCGCCGACATGGCGCATATCCAGAACCTTGCCAAGCAATACGGCATCCCGTTCGAGCTGCTGTTCCGCCCGACTAACACTCCCCTCGGCACGGTCGCCCAAGTCGACCAGGCTGAACCGCTCCCCGGCATCTCTACTAACGAAAAATAATATGTCCCGCTTCCTATCCCACGGCCTCAAGGGCCGCGAGCCTCTCCTGATTGACCCGGCCAAGGCTCAAGACTTCTCTGTCATGGCCGAGAAGTTCGGCTTCACTGACATGCTCGCTCAGTTCTTCGGCGTGGCCCCTGTGCCCTACGTCCAGAATGGCGTCGGGACCATCCCTATCGTCGGAGTGATCGGAAAGAATTTAAGTCCCATCGAGAAGATGATGGGCGCCGTCGACGTGAACGACATCTCCATGGCCGTCGACCTCTTCGCAGCTGACCCTGCCGTCGAGAAGATTGCCTTCAACATCTCATCCCCGGGTGGCACGGTCACCGGCGTCGAGGAACTCGCAAACAAGATTCGCGACCTTGGCAAGCCGACCATGGCCTACACCGATTCCGAGATGGCCTCCGCCGCATACTGGCTAGGAAGTCAGGCAGATCGGGTGGTCGCCAGTGCCTCATCGACCGTCGGCAGCGTCGGCGTCTACATGGCCGTGCCCGACATGAGCAAACTCTACGAAGACTCTGGCGTCCGCATGGTCGTCATCAAGTCGTCTGGCTCCCCCCTGAAGGGCGCCGGCATCGAGGGCACGTCCCTCTCCGACGAGCAGGTCGCCGACCTACAGGCTGGCGTCGACTCGATTCACGAAGACTTTAAGGCTGCCATCCGCTCCAAGCGCACACTCGTCGCAGACTCCGCCCTCCGTGGTCAGGTCTTCTCCGGCAAGCAGGCCGCCGCCCAGGGCTTGGTCACTGGTCTCGCCGACTCGTTCAACAAAGCCCTAGCCTCTTTCTAACATGCCCCGCATCTTCACCGACATCGACGACACCATCCTGAAGGACGGCCAGCCCGTCGAGCGCGTCATCGATTACATTGACGAGAATGGCGAAGAGGTCGTCGTGCTGACGAACCGCGCCGAGAGCGAGCGTGAGAAAACCGTGGCCGACCTAGACGCCATCGGCTTCGAGTACGACGCCCTGATCATGAATGACTCCGGCGCCGAGGGCCCTGCCTTCAAGTCTGGCGTCATCAAGGCCGAGCTCGATGCCGGACGCCCGGTCGACCTGTTCATCGACAACCGCGCCGACACCCGCGACGCCGTCTCCGCCCTGGGCGTGGAGGTCATGGACCCCGCTGCCATCCCTGAGATGGTCGAGGAAGATGACGTCGATGAGGTTCCCGCGCAGGAATCTCCCGAGGGCACGGTTGCCAATTCTCGCAGGTCTAAGATGACCATCGAAGAGCAACTCGTCACGGCCGCCGCCTCTCTGGCCGGCCTTACTGCCGAACGCGACGACCTCCGCAGCACCGTGGAGAAGATGACCGTCGGCGCTTCTGCCGAACTTGACGCCCTTCGCGTCGAGGCCTCCGTCAAGGACGCAACCATCGCTTCTCTCACGGAAGCCCTCAAGGTCTGCGAAGCCGAACTGTCCACCTTCAAGGCCAAGGCCTCTGAGCTCGAAGCCACGAAGGTGACCGCCTCCAAGGAAGCCGCCAAGATCGTGGCGTCCTTCGGCACTGAGCCGGTCGAACTTCCGAAGGGCGACAGCCCCTCGAAGATGAGCAACGCCGATATTAAGTCCGCCTACCTCGCCCTCCCTGCCGGTCAGGCCCGCATCGCGTTCTTCAACGCGCACAAGGCCGCTCTCATTTCTTTCTAACCCTCCCCTAAACACACATACCTATGGCTACTGTTCTACCTACGGCGCCCGCTATCCTGTCTGACTATATTGTTCAGACGGTTGCCGGAAAGCTCCCGATCCTCAACAACATCTCCGTCAACCTCTCGGCCTCCGTTGGCCGCGCTGGCAAGACCGTCTTCGTCCCGATCCTGGGTTCGGGCACGGCCTCGGAATTCAATAAGGCCTCCAACACCCTCGCGGATGTTGACGGCGCCACGATGACCAACTCCTCGGTCACCCTCAAGCACTTCAAGTACGTCGACGAGTTCAGCCCCCTGGACATCCAGGAGTTCGGCATGCAGTACCTCATCAACGCTTACGCGAAGACTGCCGCTCAGGCCATCGTCGACAAGTGCTGGGAAGAAATCGGCGCCGTCTTCACGACCGCCAACTTCGCCACGGAAGAAATCGTTACCGTCAATGACTTCGGCTATGATGACGTGGTGAACGCTCAGTTCCTCCTCGACTCCGCCAAGGCTGGTCAGCCTCGCTCCTTCCTCGTCGGCAACGGCTACCTGAAGGCCCTCCGCAATTCCGCCTCCCTCGTCAGCTCCCTCAACCCGAGCGCCAACACCGTTGTCACCACCGGCAACGTCGGTCAGGTCGCCGGCATGGATATCTACCAGTGGAACCAGATCCCGAACGTCGAGAATCTCGCGGGCGTGGCTATGGGCCCAGATTCGCTCCTCGTCGCCACTGGCGTCCCGATGGCTGAAATCGCCGGCTTCAACGCCAGCGTCGCCACCGCTGAGTCGGGTCTCTCCGTCCAGGTTCTCGTCGGTCAGGCTGAAACGGGCAACATCCGTTGCATCGCTCAGATCCTCATCGGCGCCAATAAGGGCCGCGGCACCTCGGCCGTCCGCTACGTCACCGCTGCCTAATCGCAGTCTGACGTTCAAATCAAAGGGCTCCGCAAGGGGCCCTTTTTTTGTGCCTGTTTGCCAATGGTCGCAGGTTTAGAATGAGCCTCTTTGCTGAATTCCTCCCTGACGCGAAGGAGATGGTGGCCGACTTCCCCGTGGCCGGCTCGGCTAACTCTGGGGCGATTACCTTCTCCTGCCTCATCTCTGACCCGGCCGTCCAGACCGTGCTAGAAGCAGGGGGGTACATGGAGCGGACCCAGTACTCGGTCAGGCTCCCCGCCGCAACGGCCTCCTGGAGCCTCCCAGACGGGTCTATTGGGGCATCCACGGCTATCATCAGCGGAGGCGTCCCCATCCCCAGCCTTGCCCAGGGGAAGAAGATTGTGGTCGGCGGGAAGACCGTCCGCATCACGACCCAGACCTACAAGCCCGGGTCGGCATGGGTTACCCTGCTCGTCATCGACGATAACCAGTAATGCCGGCCAAGGTCTCCATCGAGCCGAAGTCCCTGCAACAGTTCGTCGAGGCCTGCCGCCAGTTCGCCGCGGGCACGCAGATCACCATGCGCGACGCCGTGCTCGAGCAGGCCATGTTCGCCTGTCAAGACGCGGCCAAGTTTACACCCCCCCTCCCCCTCGGCGGAGGTGACGGCCTAAGCAAAGCCGCTAGGACGGCAGGCTTGAATGCCGTAGCTGGGGACATCTCCAAAATCTTTGTGGCCGCAAACGACTCGACCAACAGGTCTGCGGTCGGCTTGATTATTAACCAGATTGCCTTTGCGGTTAAGTCGAACGACATCGGCGCCTTTACGCGCCTGACTAACGGCGGCAAAGCCCTGAGCCAGATCAGCAGCAAGAACATCCTCTCGAAGATTGTGCAGGACTCCGACAAGGCCCGGGCGTTTGCCAAGGCCAAGAACTTCCTGAACCGGGCGACCCCTATCAAGAACGAGTACGGGACTCAGGGCTTCGTTACAAACCTCCGCACCATTCATGACCAGGTTAAAGGTCGCTTCGGCGGTCGAATCAAAAAGGGACAGAAGGCCGTCTCGGCCAAGCTCCTCGTCGAAGATAAGAACGAGCTGAACGACTACATCCTCAAGCGCCAGCAGATGGTTGGCATGGTCAAGTCGGGCTGGGCCAAGGCTCTGGCTAGTCTCCCGCGGCCTAAGGACAACAACGGCCAGCAGGGCGAGCCCGGGGCCGAGCTCAGAAAGGCTACTTGGGTGACCTTGCATTCTGGAGTGGCTGGCTACAATCAGAGTTCCTTCACCGATAAGATCGCTGAAGTCTCCGTGACCAACCCTATCGGCAACATCAACGGCATCTCCGACGAAGCGGGCGTCCTCCCCCTAGTCTACGGCAACCGCGTCAAGCAGATGCCCGCCATGATTCGCTATCGCATGCGAAAGCCTGTCGACAAGTTTAACCGAAAATAACCGTGGGCACACTATCCATCCGCCATATCGTCGAGGCTACTCTCGCGAATTATCTCTCTACCCAGACCGGGCTGACCACGATTCAGTTCCTAACGGGCGACAGCGCCGTGACGCAGACCCTCCCGAAAGCCGTGGTCCTCTGCGACTCGGCCCGCACTCCTGCCGACCTGCCCGAAGGCCTTGGCAACTTTGACTGCTCGGTCCGCATTACCCTGTTCTCGAACGCCGACGACACGACCCTCGCGGATCACCGGGCCCGTTGCGCGGCGATCTCTGGGAACATGAACGACCTCGCCTCGATTCAGGCGGCCTTCGCGGCTACGGGCGACGCCCTCTGCTATGACGTCACGGTCAGGTCCGAAGACGAGGGCATCGACGAGCGCTCCTGGGCGACGTCTTTTGCCTATGACGTCCTCACCGTACTTAATCCCGACTAAGGGTTGCCAATTGGAGCAGGTTTAAGATGTGCGCCGCAGTAAATACCGGAACCGTTTGCCTCTACGGAATTGGGCCTGGTCAGCAGGCCTCGCTTTTCGTGCAGTCCTACACCGTCTCCTCTGGCTTCAACAACACCGGCATGGTGGTCGATGAAAACGGCCGCACCATCACGGCTCGTTATGACGACCGCCGCTCCGAGATTACGGTCGAGGGCGTCGCAAACGCGTCGAACATCCCTGCTCTCGGCGCCACTCTTTCGTTCACGGTCAAGACTGCGTCGGCCTATCCGGCCGGCTCTGCTTCAGTCAGCTTCTCGGGAGTGATCACAAAGGTCGACGACCGCGGATCTAGTAAGGGCTTCGTGACGGTCTCTCTGACTGCCGAGTCCTTTGAAGAAATCACCTACTGATTGACTCCCCTGTTGAGGGGGTAATCTGAAGGGGTGGACCGCCGCTTCCTAGATAGCCAGATAGACCCGGGGCCCTTCAAGTTCCTAGGCCGTACTCTGTACCCGTGGTGCCTCAAGTACCGGGTGCGTCTGCTGGCCTTCGACTCCCCGCTGGTGACGGGCTCCCGCGGCGTGACGCCTGCCGACCTTATCTTCGCCTGCCAAGTATGCGCCGAGGAACCCCTGGGCGGAGTGGGCTGGGTGGACAAGCTGCGGATCGGGCGGATGAATGACAACCCCGCCAAGTTCGAACTGATGCTCAAGGCCTTCGCCGACTACATCCTGGTCAGCCACTGGCCGAAGTTCTGGGACCAAAGCGATAAGAAGACCGGCGGGAGTAGCAAGGCACCTTGGCCGCTGATGGTCGTGGGCAACCTTATCGCCAACGGCATCGAAGAGAAGCGGGCGTGGGAGATGCCGGAGTGTCAGGCTATCTGGCTGAACACGGTCTTCGCCATGCGTAAGGGCGTCGACGTGGCGATCATGTCGCCCGAGGAAGAGGCCTACATCGAGTCCGAACTCAAGCGCGTGGCCGATGAGGCCGTTGCCAATCCAGCAGGTTAAAGGATACCGACTATGGCCCAAGACCTCACCGTAAACATCAAGACGACCTCGGACGTCCCCCAGGCGATGAACAAGGCATCCTCTGCGGCCAGCAATTTCGACAAGCAGCTAGGCGACATCGGCAACAAGTTTAGCAATTCATTCAAGGACATCTTCCTCGGCTTCACCGCCCCGATGGTAATCCTTCAGTCCTTGATTGGAGCCATCTCCAGTGCCATTGAAAAGGCAAAGCAGGACGCAAAGGAGGGCATGGACCTAATCGCAAAAGGTGAAACGGTTTTTGCCACAAGTGACGAGGCCAAGATGGCAAGGTTCCTCAAGTTAAAAGCCGCTACCGAGAAGGAAGCCGAGCAGGTTGCGGCAGGGCGTCAAAAGATGACCGAGACTTTCCTGACAGAGACAGACACGGGAAAGAAAATCCTGCAATCCGAACGCGAAAAGCAAGGGCCTGATGCTTACGTTAACCCTAAGATTTTATCGATGGTCAAAGAGTATCAGGACATGGCGCTTGAGGCGTTTCTGAATTCCGAAGAAGGTAAGAAGTACGCTCCTATCTTCGAGGCCGAGCAGAACCAACTCAAGGCCGGCACGTTCAAAGGCCCGGAAGGTTTCTCCAACGTCGTCGGCGTCGGCGCCAACCCGGTCATGGAGAAGATGACCCGCCAAAACGAGATCATGGAGGAAATCAAAATCATCCTCCAGGAGCAGTTCATCCTGAACCGTAACGGCTCCGTCCCCGCCCCCTTCACCGAGCGCGTCCCCCTCACCATGCAGAAGGCTGGCCTTTCCTAATTTATCATGACCATCGTCGCTAAAGGAAACAATCTCACGACCGACAAGATCCAGCCAGGCTGGACCGTCGTCACGGACGGCTTCGGCTTGGTTACGGCCTCGGCCACCTACAAGCTCGACTGGGCCGTCAGCGCTGCGTCGCTCACCGCTCGCGGCACGGCCTTCGGTCAGGCCGGCTATACTTACCTCAAGGCGCACAAGGCCAGCATCTCCTTCGACTCGCTTCAGTATCAGACCATCAAGGTCGACTACGTCGGCATCGACCCGACCATCAACACTGGTACCCGCACTAATGCGAACACGTCCGCGGCTAACGGTCTGACGGCCGAGAACATCACGACCCACCCTAACTTCTTTACCGCTGCAGCTGGCTACGGAGGTCAGCCCCTCGCCGGTCTTCCCTCGGACTTCGGCGGCGCCTATGACGACTCGACGCTCGGACCGCCCGTCACGGTCATCAACGCGACCACGGGCAAGCCTGTCGTCGTTCCCTCCTGCGAAGGCTATAACGGAGCGTGCTTCGAGACTGGTGCCGGCGGCCGCTTCATCGGCTTTGTCGACCCGGAGTATCCTGACATCTACGGCAAGACGCAGTATCTCGCCCGCACGACGACCTATTCGGGCACCGTTTACTATTCCGACGCGTCCTTCGTTCAGGCGCTCTATCTGCTGCTCGGCACCGCCACGGCGACCAACAGCTGGGGCGCATCCTTCCCGCTGATTCCCGCATGGGGCCCAACTGGCTCTGGTATCCACGGCAACCAGAACCTCCTTTCTCAGATCAACGTCGAGGAGTTCGGGTCTCTGTTCAAGGTCATGTACGAAATCCGCTACTCGAAGGAAGGCTGGCCGCCTGACGTCTACGTCAACATCTAAGCCATGAGCATCCAACCCGGGACAGGTTACACCTTTACCTCGTCCAGCCAGGGGACGAACTTCAGCATCCAGACCCCTTGGTTTCCGTGGCTTTTACTCGGCGATTCTTTCGAGTGCTCGCCCTACAAGGTTCACGACGTGGTAGAAGTCACCGAGGGCGAGTCAACCTTCGTCACCTTCGAGATCTGCCCGGGAACATTCAACAACCAGATGCCGCAGGTCTATGACTCGGTCAACGAGGTCTGGCAGTATCTCAACGCATTGGCCGACGATGCAAATCTCGTCCTCGACTTTGCGTCGACCTCTTCCTCGATCGTATATCTGCGCGTAGGACCTGACGCAACGACCTCTGCTTTTCCTCCGTCAGCCCCAAGCCCTACCGACCCTGACGACCCATATCCTCGGATCTATTCTACGGGCGGAACGCTGCCGACCGACTCTGATACGTTTGGATATGTCGCGATTGCCAAGGTCAACCAAGTCAGCGCTGGGGTCTATACGGTCGAGCAGTACGTCACCGGCTCCCTCTGGGGCGACCGTCTCAAGACCGGAACGGCTACCGCGGTCTACTATTACGCCCGCATCTGATGGGCAATATGATCGGCACATTTCCTTACACCTGGGCGGGTGCCAGGAGCGTCATCTTCAATAACTTCCTTCAGGAGATTGAGGCATACGGTCCGCATAACGTAGAATATAAACACGGCTTTAGGACTACCGAAGGCAATGGATTGGTTAGGACTCCTTATTCTGCCCTAGGCTTTAACGCTGCCACGCCTACATCAGGGCCTAACTTCACGGCCAGCGGCGTGACTGTTACTCCTGCACAAAGTCGGTTTGGGTCTCAAAATTCTTACGGAGGAGCAGGCTCATCGAGCGGCATGCTCATCGATCAGGACCGTGCGCAGCTGACAGGCGAGACCGCCGTCCTGGCTTCGGGCAGCATCACAATTACGTCCAGCGCCTTTGTTGCGCCGAACTACCAGCTTTATTCGGCCTATAACGCCAGCGAGTCCATCACGTCCATCGGCAAGCTGACGGCCTTCTGACCCCCCTTGCCAATCCCCGCAGGATTAAGACCCGATGAGCTGCTCTAACACCGTAACCATCTCGCAGGGCAATACGTTCGCCTGCACCTTTGCCTGGACGCCCGGGGCCTCCGGCCCTGCCAACCTGCTCGGCACGACCCTGACGTCCGACTTCATGGACCGCTCTGGCAAGGTCTACCCCCTCACGGTCACCACCGCCGGCGACG